CACACCGCAGAGCTTGCCGGACACTGGCGCGGCTGGACCCGGTCCTGCCGACACGGGCGGCACTGATCCACAACAGGAGGCGTAAGCCCATGAGAAACTGGTACACGATCCGCGCCCAAAGCACCGGCGCGGAGGTGGTGATCTATGACGAAATCGGCGCTTATGGCGTCTCGGCCAAGGGGTTTCTGGCGGAACTGGCCGCACTGCCGGAGGCCACACCGCTGGCCCTGCGGCTGAACAGCCCGGGCGGTTCGGTCTTCGATGCGGTGGCGATCTACAACGCGCTTCTGCGCCATTCCGGCACGGTGACGGTCTGGATTGACGGCATCGCCGCCTCGGCCGCCTCCTATATCGCGATGGCGGGCGACGAGATCGTCATGCCAGAAAACGCCTTCCTGATGATCCATGATCCGGCCGGGGTGGCAATGGGCACTGCCATCGACATGCGTGCGATGGCAGAGGCGCTGGACAAGGTGAAGGGCAGTCTGCTGCAGGGCTACGCTGCGAAATCCGGCCGGCCGCAGGAAGAGATCGCGCCCCTGATGGCGGCGGAAACCTGGCTCGATGCCAAGGATGCCCTGGATCTTGGGCTGATCGACCGCATTGCAGAACCGGTCCGCATCGCTGCACGGTTCGATGTCGGGCGGTTCCGCAATGCGCCGCCTGTGCTGGTGAAAGACGCTGGCGATGCGGCTGAGGATGACCCTTCGGGCACTGCGGAAGCAGATGTTGACCCTGCGCCAGCAGAGTGCACGCCTAACGATGATGCGGACGGTGTCGCGGGGAACGACGTATCTGTACATGGGGATCCGCCCGCTGCCGAGCCCGATCCGCCCCCTGATCCCGGTACGCCGCCGGTGGCCCCAGATGCCGCCAGTGCCGTCGCCATTGTCGATGCTGCCAACATCCGTGCCGAGGCCATCGCCCACGCCCGCGTGGTGATCGATCTTTGCCGCCTTGCCGGGCAGCCGCAAATGGCAGGCCGGTTCCTGGAAACAGATACGGGTCTCGACGAGGTCCGCAATCGTCTCCTCGCCGCCAAGGCGGAGGCGACCCCTGACATCACCAGCAGCGTGCACGCCCAACCCGGGCGCGCGGGTGCCACCAATCCCTGGGGTGAGGTCATCGCCCGCACCTTCAAGACGAAAGGATAAGCGTCCATGACCACGCTCATTGAAGGCAAACACCCGGGCGGCTTTCTCGTTTGGGAAGTGCTGCGCGATTACACCCGCGAAACTGTCATCCTCGCTTCCGGCACGGGCACACTCGTCCCGGGCACCGTGCTGGGCAAGATCACCACTGGTGGCAAATACACCGGCCTCGCGCCTGCCGCCACGAACGGCAGCCAGAACCCTGCCGGTATTCTTTGGGGTCCGGCCGATGCGACCAGCGCCGATGCGCCGGGCGTTGTGGTTTTGCGCGGCCCCGCCATCGCCAACCGCACCGAACTCGTCTGGCCCGAGGGCGCGACCGAGGCCCAGATCACAGCGGCAACCACCGCCCTGGCTGCGCTCGGCATCCTGCTGCGCTGACCCTTCCACTGAAAGGACACCCCCCATGGCAACCATGGATATCTTCGAGGGCGATGCCTTCTCGATCATCGAACTCACCCGCGCGCTGGAAAACATCCCTTTCAAGCCCGCGATCCTATCGGGCGCAGGCCTGTTCGGGTCGCGCGGTGTGCGCGCACGCACGGTGATGATCGAGAGCCGCGACGGCACGCTGTCGCTGATCCCGTTCTCAGAGCGGGGCTCGGCCTATGAACAGCAGGTACTGGAACGTCGCGAGATGCGCGCGTTTGTCTGCCGCCAGTTCAAGAAGCAGGACGTGCTCTGGGCTTCGGAAATCCAGGCGATCCGTGACTTCGGCTCGGAAACCGCCACCCAGCAGGTGCAGACCGAGGTTGCGCGCAAGATGGGCCGCCTGCGCAATGACGCAGAAGCCACCTTCGAGTTCCACCTCTTCAACGGCATTCAGGGCGTGGTGAAGGATCCCAAGGACGGCGCGACGGTCATCAACTACTATACCGAGTTCGGCATCACGCCGGCTGCGGAGGTGGACTTCGACCTCGACAATGCGACCCCGGCCTCAGGGGCATTGCGCAAACGCTGTCAGGCGCTGATCGAAAGCGTCGAGGACAGCCTTGGCGGGCTAGCCGCCGGCCAAATCCAGTTGCGCGCCGAATGTGGCTCGGCCTTTTTTGCCGATCTGGTCGCCCACAAGGAGGTGCGCGAGACCTACCTCAACACCGCTGCTGCCGCCGACCTGCGTGGCCGCGTGGGCGAAGAGGTCAGCTTTGGCGGGATCAGTTTCCGCCGGTACCGTGGCGGCCTCGGCTTCGGCGTGCCGACGGACAAGGCCTACTTCTATCCCGAGGGCGTCGAGGGCCTGTTCGAGATCTACTTCGCCCCCGCTGACACGTTCGAAACCGTCAACACGTTGGGCCTGCCGCTTTATGCGCGGATGATCCCGGACCGGGATCGCGACGAATGGGTCAGGCTGGAGATCGAAAGCAATCCGCTGCCGATCTGCACGCGGCCGCAGGTGCTGCGTTCGGCACGGCGGACCTGATGACCGCCTTTGCCGATGCGCTCGGGGTGCTGTTCCTCGATGCCAATCTCTCGGTTGAGATTTGGCATCGGGACAGCGAGGGGCAGTTCACACGCGCCCGGGGCATCCTGCGCCGCCCAGACGAGATCACCGAGTTCGGGTCGGCACGGCTCTTATCTGACACCACCCGGCTCGATGTTCGGGTGGCGGACATCCCAAATCCCCGCCCGCAGGAGCAGATCCTGATCGGGGAGGAGACGTTTCTGATCCAAGGCGAGCCGCGCCGTGACCGCGAGCGGCTGATCTGGACCTTGGAATTGGCACCGGCGTAATCGCAATGAAGATGACCCTCGATATCAGTCCGGACCTGGTCGCAGTGATGGCGGCCGAAATCAAGGCAGGTGAAAAGGCCGTCAGCGCCGCGATGCGGGAGGCCGGCACTGGCTTGAAATCCGCCTGGCGCAGTCAGATTATCCAAGCGGGGCTGGGCACGCGCCTCGCCAACTCGATCCGCTCCGCCAGCTTTCCGAAATCCGGCGAAAGCCTGAACGCGGCCGCCCTGGTCTGGTCGAACGCCCCGGTCATCGTCGGCGCGCATAACGCTGGCCCGCTGATCCGTTCGAAGAGCGGGTTCTGGTTGGCAATACCAACGCCAGCGGCTGGCAAATCGACGCGGGGCGGTCGCATCACCCCCGGCGAATGGGAGCGCCGCACCGGGTTGCGGCTGCGGTTCATCTATCGCCGTCGGGGCCCGAGCCTGCTGGTGGCCGAGGGGCGGTTGAACACCAAGGGCCGGGCCGTGGCGTCAAAGTCGAAAACCGGACGCGGCGTGGTGACCGCGCCGATTTTCCTGCTGGTGCCGCAAGTGAAGCTGCGGAAACGGCTGGATCTGGCGCGGGATGCCGTGCGGGCGGCGGACGGTGTTCCGGGGCTGATCGTGGCGAAATGGTTGCCAACCGTGGTGCAATAGGGCTCTCTTGATGGCATGGCTGCCGCTCCAAAGGTTTAGATGAACCAACGTGGAGCATATCAGAACATCATGGCCGACTTACCTAATACTCTAAAGAGAGGCGCTTGATCTAGGTTCTCCTGCGTGTACTGCTGTTTGGCAAGATATGCCACGGGGCATCACCTTCCGGCACATCCAACTCGGCCAGCCAGCCATAGCAGAACGCCTACATCGAGCGATACAACCGCATGGTCCGGCATGAATGGCTTGCCAATACATCATCGAAACCATCAATGAGGCTCAAGCTCACTCCACGCAAAGGCTCTGGACTTACAACAACGACCGCCCCAACATAGGCAAGGGCGGCATCACTCCCGCCCAGATACTGAAAATTGACGCGTAAATTCCTCGAATGCACCCCGCCATAAATGGGGGCTACTACCCAGAGTTTGCGGGAAATCGGAAAACGGCAGATGGCTATATCTGAGCATCTTCGGGGGCATGGCACCCCGATCAACGTAGAGAACTGGCGGCGATACGCCGCGTCACCAGAATTCCGGGCCACGTTCGAATTGATTCTGGATAAGACCCGCCAGCTAAGCGTCCACCCAGGTTCAGAGCACATTATCACCCGGGGCGATGTCGCGGATCTGCTCCATCAGTCACCCAAGGATGGGGTTCACGCTACGATGGTCTGGGGCTATCCACGGGGAAGATTTCCTGGCGGCCGCGGCTTTTCCCGGATCTTCGATAACGCGGAACGACTTGGCGAGCTACTGACAAAGGCGCGCACGGAAAGGCTTCCGGCGGGTCGAATCTGTGAAGTCTTTTCATCCTTCGCAGATCCTGGCGGCGAACGGATCGGCATGGGCCCATCTACTTTTACGAAGCTACTCTACTTCGCGGGCGTCGTAGCTGAGGAGGGTCGCTGTTTGATTTACGACCAGCGTGTTATGCGTTCAATCGTCGGCAATGCCCTGCAGCTTCCTGACGAAATTTGGCGCGAGACCCGGCAGTTGCTTGGTCCGCCGGTCCGGCTCATTCCGCGCGTTCGGCACTGCGCAAGCTATGGGCCTTTCCTTAGCGCCGCGACAGAGCATGCTCGCCGCCATGGTATGACGTCGGATGCTGTGGAGTTGTGGCTGTTCCAGAACGGTCCAGGGCGACAGCCGGCTTACGTCGCTGTCGACCCCTAGCGGCAGTTTGACTGGTCGGGGCGAAGCAGACCGTCTTGACTGCGCCAGACATTCCGTCGGCTTGGCAACCCTAGAATAGTTCGGCTTGCAACCTTCAACACTCGCGAAGCTTCCCTGGGCTTCTGCAGGAATGAGCGTGATGCCCACCACCCGCGAAACCATCCTCACCGCGCTCTCCGCACGGCTGCAGCCGATTGCCGCCCTTGTTCTGCGCGACGAGGTCCTGCCCGAACGAATCCCGGCTGCCGGTCTGATCATTCTGCGCGACGGCCAGCCGGGCGAGCCGGAGGTGACACTGTCGCCCTTTCTTTATCACTACCAGCACCGTGCCGAGTTGGAGGTAGTCGTGCAGACGGGTACCGGCCGGGTCAGCGCATTCGACACCCTAATCGCCAGCATCGGAACCGCGCTGGAAGCCGACCGCACACTTGGCGGGTTCTGCGACTGGATTGAGCCCGAAGCCCCGGCTTCGGTGGACCTGCCTATCGAGGGTGCTGCAGCCTTGAAGGCGGCGGTGATTACCGTCGTGCTGCATTACACCACGACCGGGCCGCTGGCCTGATCAACATATCGCAGCCTAGCGCGATCAGGCCGCGGTCAGTCGCTGCACTCGTCATCTTCCTGGCAAGGCAGGTCACCCAACCACCACAGGAGAAAGACTGCGAAGACGGGCGAGAATAGGAGGCTTACCAGCACCCATCTGAAGGCACTTCGTCCTCTGGCTTCTGCCATCTCGGCGGGCAGCAAGATCAAGACCCATATGGAGACATAGAGGGCGGCAAGACCGATGATCGTGAAGAGAACGCCTTCAATCACACTACAGATCCTCATTCTGACGGAAATCCTCCGGCCGGACCCGTTCAGCAGGTGCCGTAAAAGCCGCCGGAATACCAGCAATATTCGGTAGCGACACCGGCCCGGATCATTTCGGCGGCAATGTCACGACCGTCAGGCAGGAAGCACTGGGCGACATAGCGGCCATAGCGATCCATGTCGAGCACTTGGCAAGTCAGGGTCTCGCCACTGATCATCTGGCGCAGTGTCGCTGTGGCATCTGACCCGCCCGGGTGGTTCCACTCTGGGGCATCAAGCCCCCAGACACGGATCCTGCGCGACTGGCCTTGGAGGGTGAAGGTATCGCCGTCCTGTACTTTGCTGACGCGCGCCTCGAGAACTTAGGCTTGCTCGGCACCCGCGACCGACAGTTGGGAAGAGACAACAAGCCCGGCAAGTGCCACGAAAACCGAGAGAGTGATGCGATAAATCATTGGGGCAGAATGCCTCAGGTGAATTTCGACATCAACCCCGGCACCTGAAATCAACAGCTTGAAAGGATGAACACGATGGCACGAGCCCATGGGGCGCGGGCGCAGATGGCGCTGGCGTTCGAATCTGTTTACGGCACGGCGCCCGCCACGGGGTTCCGGACGGTGCCGTTTGCCAGCACGACGCTTGGCTCGGAACAGCCACTGATTGCGTCAGAGCTTTTGGGCCAGGGGCGCGATCCGCTGACGCCGATCCGGGATGCCGTCACCGCCGATGGCGATGTCGTGGTGCCGATTGATGTCGAAAACCTCGGCTTGTGGCTGAAGGCGGCCTTCGGGGCGCCTGTCACATCGGGCACGACGCCGAAGACCCACACCTTCCAGTCTGGCAACTGGACGCTGCCGAGCATGGCCATCGAGACGGCAATGCCCGAGGTGCCGCGTTATGCGATGTACACCGGCTGCGTTTGTGATCAGCTTTCTTGGCAAATGGCGCGGTCGGGTCTGCTGACGGCAACGGCGCGGTTGGTCGCGCAGGGCGAGAGTGTTGCGGCAGCGACGGCCGCAGGCACGACCACCTCGCTTACCTTACAGCGGTTCGGGCACTTCAACGGGTCCATCACCCGCAACGGTGCTGCCCTTGGCAATATCATCTCGGCCGAAGTGACCTATTCCAACGGCCTTGACCGGATCGAAACCATCCGGAGCGACGGGCGGATCGAGGGCGCAGACCCCGGCATGGCGGCGCTCACCGGACGGATGGAGGTGCGTTTTGCCGACACGACCCTGATCACACAGGCGCTGGATGGAACCCCTTGCGAGTTGGTCTTCGGCTGGAGCCTCGGGGCCAGCGCCAGCTTT